CGAACTCCTTGATGGCTGCTTGCTTCTGGTCTTCCAGCACAGCCTTCTCAGCTGAGTCGCGCTGGTTGATGGCCACCATGTAGTTGGCGATGACCTTGCCCTTGTCGTCCTGGGGCATCGTCATGAACACGCCAGACATGCGGCCCAAGTCGCCCTTCATGAGGCGCTGCAGGCCCATCACGGGGTCGGCCATGTAGTCGTCGCCCAGGGCCACTTTGGTGGCGGCGTTGATCTTCGCGTCAGCCACGGCCTTGTCGAACTTGACCAGGTACTGGTTGGCCATCTGCAGGCCACCGGCTGCAAAGGCAGTGTCCGACACGTTCTTGCGGTACACCTCGAGCATCGGCTCGATGGGCTGCTCTTTGCCGTCTGCGTCAACGTAGAAGCCCTGCGCCAAGGCAGGCTCCACCAGCCTGATGCTGTTGGCAAAGTTGCTCTCGAGCAGCAGGCCCTGCTTTTCCTTGGTGCGCTTCTGCTCGGTCTTGTAGGCCTCGGCCATCACCGTGTTGGCGTAGACTCCCATGGACGCCTTGAACTTCAGAGCGGCGTCAGGATCGACCTGGGCCAGCGACTGGCTGAAGCCTCGGGTCATGGTGTTCAGTTTGTCTGCTGCAGACTTGCTGGTCGCCGTGCCGTTCTCAACATCCGACAGGATCTTGACCACTTCAGCCTTGGCCTCGGTGTCGAACGCGCTGGCCAGCTCAAAGCTGCGGGCCTTGCGCACGGCGGCGTCATAGATGTTGAGCGGGCTACCGCCCACACCGAGCTGGCTCATGTCGCCGTTCTTGGCCATCTCGAGCTGCTCAAGGGTCAGCGGGTTGCTGGCCACGTCCTCGACAGCGGCCTGCTGGAAGAGTTGGCCAGACATGGTGAAGGCGCTCTGGCTCATGCGGTCGACCATCTGCGCCAGCTGGTTTGCACCCTGCGCCTGGACGTTGCTCGCCTGCATGAAGTCAACCTGGCGCGGCGTGACCTGCTGCATCGGAACACCGCCCACGCCACGCATCTGCACTCGACCCGATTCGATTCGCTGTGTTGCCATGGTCTTGCCTTATCTTTTCACGGTTCGGAGTGCTGTGATCGCAGCGTCAGAGAGTTTTGCGTTGGACAGCAAGCCAGCGTTTCTGACAGCGGCAGAGCCTGCCAGCTCCATCTGTTGCGCCCCGGATTTTGCTGCGTACATGTCCATGATGTTTTGGATCTGGCTGGACTCCAGCATGGCGCTTGCGTCCTCAAAGCCAAAGACTCGAGCAGACAGCGCATTGAAGTCGGCCATCTGCACATCGCTCATGGCTGCTGCTGTGTTCTCGCGCTGCAGGGCCTCAATTGAGCCAGACCCCAGCTGCACGCCATTGGCCGCTGCACGCGCACGCGCAGACGCATTGGTCGAGCGCAGGTTGCGCAGCAGCTGATTGCCTGCGATCTTGTAGTTGGTGGCCTCGATCTCGGCGCGTTTGAGCGTGCGACCGGCTTGGATGGCGGCGTACTGCTCGGAGTAGTCGGCACGGACCTCGGAGATGGCCAGGTTGTTGCGGGCCTGCAGGAGCGAACCAGTTTGCTGGTTGATCGCAGCCGCCTGTCCGAGCTGACCAGATGCGTATGCGCCCAGGATCGCTGCGCCAGCCGTGGCGTACCCAGCGGCTGCCGCACCCGAAGAAGCTGGTGGTGTTGATGCTGGCGCTGTTGCCATGATTAAGTCCCAGAGTGAACTGCCACCCGGTAATCAAGACCGAGCAGGTTCATTTTAAGAGGCAAATTTTGGCTCACCTCGATGGCCTGTTCGCGGCTGTAACCCAGCACGCCGTTGACGCGCTTGATGCCTGTGAACTCAGGCTCTGGCAGGTCAAGCATCGGGTTGTCAAATAGCCTGAACGCCACGGGCTGGTTGTTGATCAGCATGTGCTGTGTCTCGTTGACCACAGCGTTGATCTCCACAATCCGCTTCTTCAGGCTCAGACGCGAACCGGTCTGCAGCTTGAGTTCCACCGGCATCGTCTTGATGAACACGTTGATGGGCAGGCCCACCTCGTAGCTGGTCACAGCCTCGCGGTCAAAGGTCACCGCGCCGCCAGCGCTCACAGTCTCATTGGACTGTGGCACGCCGTCACAGATGACGTTTAGCGACTTGCCGATGTGCGGCAGGCCAGAGCCAACGCCACCAGCAGACCCGCCAACGAACGCGCAGTCGGTGAAATAGTCGAAGCCAAACAGCTCCACGAAGTAGCGGATCGTGCCGTTGAATGTGCGCTTGGTCACCGCATAGATGCTGTTGACATCCACGCCAACGTCGATGAACTGGCCATCGGTGGTGAACTCGGAAGGGCTGGTGATGCTCTGCGCACGCATCATGCTGAAGACGGCCATGGTTCCGTCATCGGTGTTGGTCATCAGCAGCAGGTCAGCTTCCTCTGTGTTGGACGCCCTGCGCAGAGCCACGCGCTGCGGGTTCTTCATCAGGTGACCAGACAGCAGCGAGATGCGCTGCGTGATGTAGGTGGCCTGAGTGTCGGTGAAGACGAACTCGTTGAGCGACTTGCCCTGGCGCTGGATGTAGACCGAGCCAGACTCGACAGACTGCACGCGAGTGCCCGGCTTGATGCCGTTGCGGCTCACGTTCTTGAAGGTGAATGTCAGGGGCGTGATCGGGTCGGTGCCAGCTTGGGGCACGAAGAACTCGCCACCCGTGGTGAACACCTGGAAGTCGCGGGCACTGATGATGTCTGTGATGATGTTCAGGTCGTTGGTGTCCAGCGTTGCCTCGACAGCGTCATCGTCAAGCGACTCGCTGGGCACGAAGTCGAAGAACAGCCCGATCTTGCTGCCCCAGATGGTGGACGGGCGCGACTTAGAGCCGCCGAAGTACAGACGGCCTTCGTGGAAGGTCACACTGCGCGGCCAGCCTTTGGTGCTGGACCAGGCGTTCTCGTAGCCAGACTCAACCTCCCAGCTTCCCTGTGGGATGTTGCTGGTGTTGAAAAATGGGTACTCTGTGATTGCTCGCACAGTTGTTGCAGAGTCCACAGCGACGATCTTGGCTCGGCCCTGCGGAGATGCGTTGATGTACTGCCCGACATAAGTCGAATTGAAAAGTGAGTTTTGCGATGTCAACGTCACATTTCCAGACACAGCGCTGGGCGTTAAGTGGCCAACCGTGGGTGTGGTGATTGACAGCGTGAAGGCGTATTGCGGAACGCTGTCAAACGTCACCGTGGTGGCGGTCCAGGCCGAGTCTGTGGTGCGTGTGATGCGCAGCGGCTGCAGGTCTGGATGCACCACGATCAGCGTGTCAGCCGACTGCGTCCAGCACATGTCGTCCACCATGTCGCTGGTCAGGCTGGAGATGGCCAGATAGTTGTTGCCGGAGCCGTTAATGTTGGCCACCACAGCGCCGTTCTTGATGACGTACATGCGCTGATGCGTGAAGCACAGCATGTAGCTGTCGGTCACAGAGAACTGGAAGGCCACCAGGCGCACGCCGTTGCCCGCGCTTGGGGTGCTGCTGTTGGGCAGCTCGAGGATGTGCTTGGTGCCTGGGCGGCGGCGCAGGCCACCCTGGGGCTGGATCAGGACGTTGGTCGCCTTGGCCAGTGCGTTGTTGTACTGGTCGAGGTCAACACGCGAACGCAGCAGCGGGTCGAGTTCGCCCGTGCTGAAGTTGGTCATGATGCTGGTGAATCGCGCCATCGTCAGTTCCTCACAGCAATCAGGCTGTAGTCCTCGATGACACGGGTCGGCTGGCCTTGGCCGTCGATGTTGGCCGCTGTGCGGAAGTAGCCGCCGCGACCGTTCTCGTTGCCGCCACCGACAGCGATGCCTTGCCAGTATTGGGCCTTGTCCATCTGTTCGGTGATGGGCATGGCCAGGTGCCATGACATGTGATATTTGAGCAGCTGCACGAAGTACTGCGGCATGGCGAACTCGGGCGTCTGGTACTGGTAGTCGATGAAGACTTCGTCCAGGTTGGTCAGCAGCTTGTCGCCCTGGATCTCCCAATCCTTCTGGACTGGCGAGCCGGGGTTGGCGCGGTTGTACACAGCGCGGGGGTTGCCAAGACGGTCACCAGGCAGCTGGTACTCATACCGCCACACAGAGCCTGGGATAGTCACCAAGCGGGCCAGCTTGACCTTTTTGAGCGTGAAGCTCCAGGGGTACTGAACCAGCAGGGCATCACGGATGTCGGGGTACAGACGGTCGCAGGTGCTGGACTCGTCTGTGCCATCGTTGAACGATGAGATGGCCTTTGCGCCCAGCATGATGAGCGCATCAGAGCAGATTGAAATTCCAGTATCACCAGCAGCCATTTGAACCTCTCAATGTGAGAAGGGCCAGCCTCCGAGAATCCCCAGAAGCTGGCCCAGCCTGTTGACTGCCGATTAATCGGAGTCGGTTGCAGTCACAGTCAGACCATCTGTAACGTCAACAACGGTGCCGCTGTTGGCGTTCACATACACGATGGACATGGCAGGAGTGCCGCCAGTCGATGTGTAGCAGAAGATGATGTCGCCGACCTTGAGCAAAGCAGCCACGGAGTTGAAATACCCTGCGGTATTCACATCGCCGATGGCGTCAGCTGTGCTGTAGGTGTACATCGAAGGGGCATTGCCCGCTTTGGATGCGCCGATGGTGGAAAAGCCAGTGCTAGAAAATGCCATGTTGGTTCTCCTTAAGCGGTTTCGCGGCAGGTGATCGAAACGATACCTTCGGCGTCGATGGCGATGGCGCCAGCGCTGAAGACTTCGTTGACCAGCCAGCTGGTCTTCTCGGGGATGTAGTTGATCTCGGTGCGCATGCCGATGCCTTCACCGTAGCCGATGGCGGCAGAGTGGAAGGCGAAGCAGGTGCGGTCCAAGGAACCGTCGATGGCCAGGCCACCTTCGGAGCGATCGCCCAAGACATGGAACTGGAAGCCCAGGAACGTGTTGATCTCGCCCTGCACCAACGCCTTGACGGTGTTGAAGTCGGAAGAGGTCACAGCGGTCTCGGACAGCAGCGAGGAGATGCCGTTGGCGTGAACGATGATGTGACGGCCATCAAATGGCACGTTGTTCTTGTCCAGCAAACGCTTGGCTTCACGCAGCTTGGCCACGTTCAGGTTGGTCGTTGCACCGCCGATGCTGTTGGCAACGGTCAGGCTGGTGCTGGAAGCGGCGAGCGCGTCCAAGATCAGCTGGTCTTGACGGCGACCCATCGCGGCGGCAACCACTTGCACCAATTCTTGGCGCTCGTCGAAGTTGACCTTGGCCTGGCTGAAGATGTCGCTGTACTCAGCGGCGTTCCAGTCGGACAAGTTCAACGTGACGCTGTTGAAGCCCACGTTCAGGGGAGTCACATCGGTTTGAGCGATGCGAGGAGTGGCAACGCCACGGCCCACTTTGGGGAATTTGACGGTTGCACCTTCGACACCTCGACGCGCACGCACAGCGCCTACCAGTTGGGCTTTGCCCTGGTAAGCCTGTTTGACTTCAGCGTCGAAGAGCGTCACAAAGGCGTTGGAGAGAGAAACGCTCATTTGATTACCTCATTCGGTTGATTGAAAAAACAGGTTTGTCGCTGCGGTGAGCCAGAAGCCTGGGCCGTTAGCTTGCTGTTTACGTCAGCCACTCGTCAGCATCCACTGCGGTCAGGGTCGGTTGCCCGATATGCCTTATCCAGATTGTAGGGGAGTTTGTACAAAACGCAACAGGGTGGCGTTTGGACAAAAAAATGCCCCACCGAAGTGGGGCAAAGGTCGGCTTCCCAACCCTGGAGAAAACTCAGCGAATCGTCGCGCTAAACAGCTTCTCGACCTTCTGGCGATAGGCTGCGTCAGTTTTGTAGCGGGGGTCGGCCACCATCTGGTAGAGGTCGTCCTTGCTCGGCGCGTTCTCATTGGGTGCGGTCTCGATTGGTATGCGGCCCTCGTAGGACTCGCGCACCTTCATCAGCGCACGCAGGCCGTTGGCCGTGCCGCCCATGACCTTGAACTCCTCAAAGTCATCAGCGCCCCAGATGCCTTTTTGAACCAGGCCACGCGCCCAATTCACCATGCCGTCCACCACGGCGTTGCCGTTGGGGCCGAGCTTCTTCATCTCTTCGGCTGGGTCAATCGCCTGGCTGGCCATGACATCCTCGGCCTGCGAGCGGATCTTGCTGGCCAGGTCATCGAACTGAGCCTGGGACAGGCCGTTCTCAGCCGCCCAACTCACCAGGGTGTTGGCGATGGGATGCTCTTCAGCGGTCGCGCCAAACGAGGTGGTGTCGTACTTGCCGCCTTCGGGGGCCTTGTGCTTGCCCTGCGAGATGGTCTTGCGCAGGTCCGACCAGCTCTTGGCCAGGCCCTCGTAGTTGGCCTCGCCCTTCTCGTTGTCCCAGAAGTTGTCGGGCAGGTACTCGGGCTTGGCCTTGGCCGTGCCGGGGATGTCGCCGGGCGCGGCAGTGGTAGTCGATGGCCCGGCCTTGTGGTCGATCTCCGCAGTTTGCGGGTTGGTAGTGGTCGTGTCGTCAGCGGCACTCACATTGTCCAATAGGCCAGTGTTGCCACCGGGTTGGTCTTGTGTGTCTGTCATAGCTTCCTTGCTTGGTTGATGCGTGCCTCGATTTCCCGAACCACAGTTCTCTGCCCTTCGGCAAAGAACGCATGGGACGGGTCAGTGCCCGGCACAGCGATGGGCACATTCACATAGACATCGCGCAGCCACTGCAGCAGCTTCTGGCCGTCCTCGGTGCCGAACACCCGCAGGGTCAGCCGCGCCAGGTCGTCGCGCTGCTGGTTTGCCTCGCGGATGTCGGAGGGCTTGCCGATGGCGTCCAGCTCGTCCCAGCTCATGCCATGGCCCCTTCAGGCGGCATCGCGCCTTGCTGCATGGCCTGGGCCTGCGCCATGGCGATGGTGGCCTGCTGGGCCTGCATCTCTTCCATGAGGACGGCACGCTCGGCCTGGGTGTTGCGCACAGAGGCGGGCACGCCCAGCTTGTCGCCGATGAAGTCCACAGCCGCATCGGTCTTGATGGCCAGCTGGCCATCAGTGCCGAAACCGCCAGAGTTCATGAGCTGCATGTACTGCATGATCGCGTTGACCTCTTCCATGTTCTGAGCCATGGCCAGAGGCGCGACCGGGGTCACTTTGACCTCGAGACCGTTCACGCGCAGGGGCATGTCGATAAGGCCCTTCTCGTCCATGACCTCGAGGATCTTGGCGACCAAGGGGATCATGGTCTCGTTGATCAGGCGACCGAAGGCAGAACCCAGGTTCTGGGCCAGCTCCTTCATGCGCTCCACGATCTCGGTGGCCGAGCGGGCGCTCATGTTGTCGGGCGGCAGCGACTCATCCAGCAAGATGCGCTTGATGTTCTGCACCAGGTCGTTGATGACCAGCTGGGTGACGTTGAAGTCGCCAGAGCGGGGCAGGGCCTGCAGCGCGGGGCCTTGTGGGCCACCGTTGCGGGCCACGGGGATGATGGCCCCCGGCACAATTCGCACGGTGTTGGGGTTCAGCACGCCGTCATCTGCGGCTGTATATACGCCAGAGACCGCCAGGCTGGCGTTTTTGAGCAGCAGCTCCTTGGTCTTGTTCAGCGTCTTGATGTCGGGCAGGGCGGTCATCAGTGGGCCGCGACCGTAGATCTCACCGGCCACCTTCATGTAGCGCGAGATCACCCATGGCGAAGACTTGCGGCGGCGGTAGACGATCTCGACCTTGCTGATCTTGTCGATAACGTGGTAGCAGTAGTCGCCACGCTTTTGGTCGAAGATGGTGGCCTCGAGCAGCTCGACATCCTCGGTCGGCTTGTCGTCAATGCGGCGCTGCATCTCGGAAGGGATCTCTGCGTCAGGCCACTGGCGGGCAATCGACTCGCCCTTCATGCGCATGCGGCGGTAGACGTTGTCCACCTGGCCGTTCGCGCCTTCCTCGTAGCTCACCAGGAACAGCGGCACAGGCACGAAGTTGATCGGCTGCACATCGTCGCCGGGCTGCACCATCATGCAGGCAGTGCCCACGGCCATGTCGAGCAGGAACTCGCCGATGGCGATGTCGAAGTTGGACTGCTTCAGCACCGCGAACATCTGGTCGCGGTAGACATCCAGCACAGCCTGCGCAGCGCCCTTGCGGTCGGCAGGAATTGAAGTGCCAGCGTCTAACGTACACCACTTGCTCTGGGGCGGGAACACCACCGACTGCAGACGGTTGGCGAAGCGCTGGGTCGAGTTGATGGCGGTCGAGTCGAAGACCCGCTGCATCTTCTTGGAGCCGATGCTGCCACCCTCCCACACGCCATAGAGCTGGCGCTGGGGCAGGGCGAACTCGTAGGCGTCTTGGTAGAGCTGCTGGAACTCGTCCTTCTTGGTCTGCGCCAGCTGTTGGCGCTTCATGATCTGCTCTGGCGTCAGACGCATGCCGCCCGGTGCTTTCTTGTCGTAATCCATTGGTCAGTCCTCGTCATCCATCAGGTAGCCAGCAAGCAACGTGCGCTCGGCACGGGTCAGGCTGATGTTTTTCTTCAGCTTCTTGGCGATCACAGCCTTTTGCTCGTCGTCCATTTCAGCGCTGTCCATGCCTAGCTTCTTTTCCTTGCCATCTTTTTCGATGCTGATCTCAATTTTCATGGCTTGGCCTTTCCCATCATTCCGTTGTTTTTGCGCTTTGTGCGCTCTGACTCGCTGATCGCAATGGCGATGGCTTGCTTGCGGTTCTTGACCACCTTGCCGCCCTTACCAGAGTGAAGCGTGCCGTCTTTGTATTCGCCCATTACTTTGGCGATTTTTTCCTGCGGCTTCATGGTTGCGCTCCCTGCAGCAGCGATCGCCCGCGACCACGCTCT